ACTTTCATAGTCATTTGCAGTCAATGCTCTGTTTTGAGTCGCATAAATTCTTGGAGCATAGTTTTTTACCGATGCAACAGACTCAATTGATTGTCCACCAGTCGATCCAGAGTCCGTTGTAAGGAGTGATATGCCAGAAGTTACAGAATATTCAATTCCATTCCTAACATAGGTCAATCTTCCCGCAAATGAGAAGTTACTTATCCCATTTGCACTATCTCCACTTGATGTAATGTAATTTACTTCAATGAAATTACCTTCTTCAAGTGCTTTTCCAAAAACTCCGTCACCAAAAATCAATTCATACTGCTCATTTTCAACTTCTTGTAGAAAATAGACTTTTGATTCGGATCCGATGGAAAATAAACTATCTTGCTTGCTATATTTTGTTCCAGTTGTTGATTGTTGGTTTGCTTTTACCGATACTGACAGCAATTCAGTATCAACACCAGTGTTTGGGAGAATAAATTTTTGATTTGGAACTCTTGCACTATATGTAAAGTTGCTTGTCAGTAAAGTTCCCTCATAAATGTCAATTCCATCAAAGAAAGCAACACCATCTCCAACAGCAACTGTAATGTCTTCTGGTATTGAGAAGACAAATGCTTGGTTGGCGAAGGTTCCAGCCGAAATTGCTACTGGACCCTTCTTCAAGGTGATTGTAGCGGGGGCTGGGCTTATGTTTGTTGCATCTACGAAGAAAGAAATCGTTGCATTAGATGCCTTTCTTGATCTCGGCACGTATCCAATATTTCTTGCAAGTGCAACAACATTCTCTCTCAATGTTGCACTATCAATGAAGACCTCATTTGCAACCATGTTGGCATTGTATGAGGTAATGTAGGTGTTGTATGCCAACACATCAAGAATCGTTGAGAGGTTAGATCCCTCAAAGTCATAGTCAGTAAAGTTTGAGTTTGACTTTAGATAATCTTTGAGTGTGTCTTTAACCTGGTTAAAATCCAGGTTAGAAAAGTTTACTAGTGGCATTGTTACCTAGATGGTTGCAAAACAAATTGTAATTCTTGTGTTGGAACATCAGCACCAATGATGTCATAAGTAATAACTACGTCAAAAGAGTTGTTGTCAAAGTCTGGAAAAGTTTCTACTTCTGTTAATCTTACTCTTGGTTCAAAATTTGTAATAGATTGACGAATTTCGTCTCTAATTACTGCTGCTGATATCTCATCAATGTTCTCAAAAAGAGATTGGGATATTCTTGACCCAAAATCTGGTTCGAAAGGTTTCTCTCCAGGAAGGGTAAACACAATATTTCTTATAGAGCGAGCAATTGCTCTCTCATTTTTAAGTGTAAGCACGTCATTATTCAGAGGACTACTCTGAAATGTCATGCTTACGTCTTTGAAAGATTGACTTACCCTTTCTAGAGGCATCGAACGCTAAAGATATAATAAATCTATCTTATTTATTCGGGATCTTTTACCTCATATAATGGTTCGGTGCCATATTCCCAATCATCATAGTCTACATCATTGCGAATTCTCTCATGAATCTCATTTTGATGGAAAAAATCGTGCTTTTTTGGTGTCAGATCATCATTTGAGATCTCACGAAGCATTTTCTGATGTTGATGATTTGCTAAATTATCCAAAAAATCACTATTTGGACGCATTGAACCATAATCTGTGACTAATTTAGAGGTTCCCCACATCTCTCTCATATAATCTCGGTTTCTATCGACGGGTGAGTTTGCCATTTTTGCTCCTGATTTGTTAAATCAGAACTTTTAGAGGGGTTGCTATCCCTATTCGGCATTAATACAGCGTGGATCACAAGGATTTTGACCACAATTTGAACAATTTTCGCGTTCCTTAGCAGTTTTCCAGAAATATTCGTCCTCACGACCCATTCCAAGACGTTCAAATCCATTTTCAACACTATACCATTGAGTTGAAACCTTGAAATCTGGCATCTTTGGATCGACAGGAGTCAAACTATTGTCAAAAATACGCATTCTGTTGTTGGGATAGAGCGCATATTGACCATTATCCAGTTCGATAAGGTTATGTGACTTATGTTCAGCAGGATTTTCACTTGTTGCATAGTCAATTACATCACAATCTTGATGATAATTGTCTATTGTACAGATGTAAGTGCCTTTTTGTACTCCATGATCTCTTGTATATAGTTCAAAGTCCATTGAACCAATGAATTGTTTGCGAATTGATACAACACCATAATCCATACAATTCCAAAATTGTAGATTTGGAAGATTCATATCTGGATCAGGTATCTCTGGAGACGAGAGAAACGCGCTGATAGGTAACTTATCATACATTGCAGCATACTCTGGTAAATATGTCTCAAAATAAAAAGCGCGTCCAGGTATCGACTTACACGATACCCAAACGCCCTTGACAAATTCACCATGACCACTTTGATGATCAGTAAGGTATTCTTTACGAACCCAGACTTCAACTGATGGTAAATTACATATAAGTGCTGCCATGTTAAGTAAATATATCTTTACTTATTTACCCTGACCACGATACTTCTTTTTCTTCTTATTACGAGATGTCGCGGAAAGCAGAGTATTTACAGACCTTCCTTGACGAGTCTTCTTAGGACGACTCGGAACATAATTACCACCTTTCATAATAGCCATTAGACTTCCTCCATTTCAATAAGTTCAGATTCAATCTCTCCTTCATAATATTTTTCGGAGAGTTCTTGTAGAACCTCAGTACATTCTTCCATACTGAGGTTCATATAAATTTTACGTCCTCCATAGAGGATATTGTAAAATTTCTTAGACATTAGATAACACGAGTTTTTTCGTGACCAACCCTAATACGAGGGTCGCACCAGATATCAAACCCTGCTTCCTTTGCATCAAGACAGAATGAGACATCCTCACCACACATGTCCTGAACACTGCCGCTCTCAAAGACTTGCATCTTAGGAGCAAACCAAGGATATTCGAGGTTCTCAAAAACTCCGTGCTTGATCAGTACCCAACCAAAACCTGTATAATCTACAGTGAATGGCTTACGACGCTTAGAAATTGAATCGACAGTTTCGTGATTCATCACTCCACCATTCTTGCGGAAATCATCTTCCTCTAACCAGTGTGCGACAGATGTGGTGTGTCCATCCTCTGTGGCATACCAACCAGCAACTACCTCACGCTCTGTACCATCTTCACTCAGAGCAAGATCACAGAGTTGCCAGAACTTGTTAGTGTCAAAGACAATATCCGAGTCAATCCAAAGTTGATAATCATATTGCAGTTTACCATCCCAAGGAATTTGCTTGGGACCACGAAGAACATTTGCACCAAGACACTTACAACGTGCAAAGTTAACCATTGAAGAATAGTCCTGAGAAATTTGAATACTCATACCATTCTGAACCATGTCAAAACAAAGTTGTACAAAGTTTTTCAGAAAAATAAACGAGCATCCACGCCCAGGCAAACAGAAGACAATGCTCTTTCCACGCATTCTTGCTTTGATTGCATCAATGTCCCAATCTTCCTTCTTGGGGGGTGTTGCAGCTTTTACAGTAAATCCTTTAGCCATAAGTTGAAATAACCTTCAAGTTCAATTCTAACGTGATATTTAGTCTGTGTCAATAACTCACTTCATCGACAAGAAAGACGGGTCTCTCTACCATCTCATACGACAAATCCTCAACCTCATAGTCAGTCTTCATTAAACCAACCATGCCGTTGAGGGTGCGCCATGTGACCTCAAAGTCGTCCTCTTTGATATTGTAAAAAAGACATTTGTCCTTTGCATAGATGTGAAAATATTTTTCCTTTGGGGACATTTTTTTCCTCCGGAATTTTTTTTATACTTTTGAAATCGATATTCGCATTATATAGCGAACGCGATCTGTCACCTCTGTAGGTTAGGGTAGTTTGCTTTTTTATATCACGCCGCCGCGCCGATATAACAAACCGCCGCCTAATCACTGCTGAATGACGCTATATCAAGTCTAACACATAAGGGCACTAAGTGTCAACCAGTGCCCCACGAGTTAGTGTTAATTAGAACGCAATAGTCTCCAGAGTAGGTGTAGAGATTGCCGCATAATGTGCAGCGACTTCATTGATATTCTCCTGCTCAATATCTGCGATGAGAGTATCAAGAATTGACAGGAGTTGATTACCATCAGCAGCACGATTGAGCAGAGACAGCATCACGGACTTGGAC